ATGATAATGAGACCAAAAGAAAGATCGTTCAAACACAGTTGACCGGCCCGCGGGTTGGGTCACATCGTTCAAAGGAGACAAAAAAACTTCTTTCCCAGAAAACAAAAGCGTATTTTCAGCGTAATGGTGGAATGCCAGAAGAGCAAAAACTGAAAATAAGCTGTGCTTTACATGGAAAACCGAGACCAAACTATGGGCATTATAAGCCGGTTCGAGCGGTTTTTGATGGAGAAATAGAGTACGAGTTTGGGAGTATAAAAGAAGCAGCTGCAACCCTTCAAATCGATGGCGGGTCTATCGTAAATTGTTTGAAGGGAAAGCGGAAAACAGCAGGCGGTTATTCTTGGGAATATTGTAGTCAAGAGACTATCCGAAAGGAGTAAGCCGGAAATTAAGCACCGGCTGAAGTGCGGCGCACCCCACGAGGGTGATGATATAGTCCACGCCGCAGTGATGAAAAAACTGCGGGAAAAGTGATAAAGGTTTGATTGACCTCGCATACCGAAGCGGGGAAATCAGTGTGATACAGGCCCACACAGTTTGCGAAAATGACGAGTTTGAATATGAGTTTGGGCTCGACCCTAAACTCATACACAGACCCGCCAAATCGGAACGTGGTGCGCCTGTATTTTTTTATGCCGTATTTAAAACAAAAGATGGCGGGTATGGTTTTGAAGTAATGAGCGTCGAAGATATTCGGAGCCATGCTGCCAAATACAGCCAGTCGTATAATAGCGCATATTCTCCCTGGAAGACAAATTTTGAAGAAATGGCAAAGAAAACCGTTTTGAAAAAAGCGCTTAAATATGCTCCGCTGAAGTCTGATTTTGTCCGTCAGGTTTCTGCTGATGAAACCATAAAAACGGAATTGTCGGATGATATGTTCAGCGTTCCGGCTGAAACAATCGAGGTTGAAGGCGTAGAGGTAGACACAGAAACCGGAGAAGTAACGGAGGCAGATAATGATTAACACAGCAATATTCATGGGCCGGCTGACTGCGGACCCGGAACTGAGGCACACGTCGAGCGATACGGCGGTGACAAGCTTCACGGTGGCGGCTGACCGTTCCTATGTAAAAACTGGAGCAGAGCGCCAGGCTGATTTTATAGACGTAGTCGCATGGCGCAGCACGGCGGAGTTTATCTGTAAATATTTCAAGAAAGGCCAATTAATTGCCGTTCAGGGGTCCATACAAACGCGAAACTATGAGGACAAAAACGGGAACAAGCGCAAGGCGGTTGAGGTTGTCGTGGACCAGGCGCACTTTGCAGGCCCTAAGAGGGAGCAGGAGGGCGGGAATTTCGCTCAGCCCGGCGACGGCTTTCAAGAGATTACGGCAGACGACGACTTGCCTTTTTAACTAAGCAGGAGGGATTGAAGTGGTTAAATTTCGTTTAGCAAAAGCAGACTTAAGATATATTTTCGATATTACTAAGAGGTCACTTGGCCACGTTTGCAGGAAAGAAGTACATCAGTACATAAAATTTACTGGAAACGATGGTATGTTGCAGGCGACGTCGGTGGATGGATATAGGATGCACTGTGTATCTGTTCCGATCACGGTGCTTAAGGGAAACCAGCCGTTTTCCTTCCTGCTAAAGCCGTTTTCAATTCCCGCGATGAAATCCTCTTTTATCGAGTGCACACTTGGTGAAAAAGAAATTGCATTTAATTTTGGGGAACAGAAATTCATTGAGCGACTTGGGAAGGGAATAGATGACTTTATTGATTTTGAAGAAGCCATTCCTAAAAATGAACCAGTGGAGACAATCGGCTTTAATCCAGACTATCTTGCGGACGCATTAAAAGGTTTCCGCTCATCTTCAGACAATCCTGTCGCTTTAGAGATTTACGGCCCCCACAGCCCGGTAGTTATCCGAAGCAACAAAAATCCCGAGGATTTTCGTTTGGTTCTCCCTGTTCTTTTGGGGTGAAAGGAGTTGGCTGCACTTGAGCATCATCTTATCGGTTCCGTTCAACCCCGCCCAAACAAAGCTATGAGGCGGTGGGAGAATGCTTGAGCAAGGGTACATAAAGTTATACCGCTCTTTGCTGAGATGGGAATGGTATGACGACGCCAACACGTTCCGGGTCTTTGTTCATCTGCTGCTTACAGCGAACCATGAGCCTCAGAAATGGCACGGGATTACCATAGACCGGGGGCAAAGGTTAGCAAGCTTTTCAAAAATTGCACAAGAACTTTCTTTGTCAATTAAAGAGGTTCGCACGGCAATTCGGCACCTCATAGAGACAGGCGAGCTGGCACACTCAACAACGGCGAAATACGGCATATTTACTATACAAAATTACGAAAAGTTTCAAGGAGGGGCACAGTCAGAGGCACCCAACCGGGCACCCGAGGGGCAAGCAGAGGGCACGCTAGGGGCAAGCAAGGGGCAACAAAGGAAGAATGATAAGAATATAGAGAAAGAGAAGAATATACTCCCCCCTAAATCCCCCCAGGGGGAAGGACAGGCCGAGGACCTAACTGTTGAAACGGCAGGAGGAGCGGCGGAGGCCGCTATCCGACCCAAGACGCCTGTCCAGGGATTTGAGGAATTCTGGAAAGCCTTCCCCAAGAAGGCGAGCAAGGGCAGCGCCCTGAAGGCTTGGAACAAGCTCAGGCCGGGCAGGGAATTGCGCGAGAAAATCATGGCAGCGATTGAGCGGGCGAAAAAGAGTGAGCAGTGGAACCGGGAGAATGGGCGGTTTATCCCCTACCCGGCCACATGGCTCAATGCTCAGGGCTGGGAGGATGAGCTTGAGCCGCAGAACAAGGCAAAGGTTCAAACGACCTACGACATTGAGGCGTTCGAGCAATCGGGCGCGTTCGATGATTTGGACTGGAGGCCGTAATGAAGGCGTATGTTAGGCCGGCGAAGTATCACAACACGCCGGTTGAGGTTGACGGAATACGCTTTGACAGCAAGGCGGAGGCGGCGCGGTACGTACAGCTGAAAGCGCTGAGAGCATCGGGGCGGATTCTTTGGTTTACCCGGCAGCCGTCCTTCCTCTTGTTGGGAAACACCCGGTACAGGCCGGATTTCATGGTGTGCGATTCTTCCGGGCTGGTATGGGTGGAGGATGTCAAGGGCGTGGAGACAAAGGAATTTAAAATCAAGAAAAAGGACTGGGAAGCGCTTTATCCGGGTTTTGAATTGAGGGTGGTTAAGTGATCGAAGAAAAAAGAGGCCGGCGCTGGAGTTCATCAAGGGGGAACACAATATGAAAGACAAATTCACCTGCTCGGAATGCAGAAAAAAAGACACATCCGAATGTCCAATGGCAAAGGCTGAAAGAACGGTCATGGGAGAGTTCTCAGGCTTTAAAACCGCATTCGAGGATTGGGAAGGGTGCAGCAGGGGCGAAGGCCGTCCGGCGAATGGCGCTGCAAGCAATTTTTCAGGGAAAGCGAGGCCATAGAAATTGAACAAGGCGCTTCTGTCGTCTAAAAATATGTGTTGGTGTACGCCGCAGGATTTTTTTGATAAGTTGAACCAAGAATTTCAATTTGTTCTGGACCCCGCGGCTACCGATAAGACAGCGAAATGCCCCTTATACTATACGCCGGAGACAGACGGGCTTTCACAAAGCTGGGACCGCGGCGGCGCGGTATTCTGCAATCCGCCTTATGGGCGCGAGATTGGGAAATGGGTGAAAAAGGCGTTCATAGAGGCCCGCGGGGGCTTTCCAATCGTGCTGCTCATTCCAGCGCGGACGGACACGAATTATTTTCACGATTACATTTATGGGAAGGCAGAAATCAGGTTTGTGCGAGGGCGTTTGCATTTTACGGACGATGACGGCAACGCCGTAAACGCCGCCCCTTTTCCCTCGATGGTGGTTATCTACAACGGGGGCCGGTGAAGGAGGAAGAGTGATGGACATAGAAAAACTGATTGAGAAGCTGCGCACAGAAAGCTTATACAAAGACAAAGCGACGTTAGAAATCATGGATTTGTGCATGGAAGCCGCGGATAAGCTGGAAAGAATCAATGATTTTGATAAAAGCCAGAGCGCAAAGCTGCTTGCTGAAAACGGCAAGCTGCGCGCAGAGCTGGAGCAGATGAAACAGGAGTGTCCTAGCTCTCTGAAGCTTGGGCATTGGATTGCAGTAGATAAGAAAAAAGGCACGGGTATTTGCAGCGTGTGTAACCGTCTGGATAGTATCGATTCGTTAGCTTCATTTTGCAGATATTGTGGTGCTTGCATGGAGCAGGAGGAAGAAGCATGAACCCCGCGGCAAAATGGCTTTTGGACTTATATAAAGGCTCGGGCCTTACGAAACAGAAGTTTGCTAAAAGGTGCGGGATGTGCGCAATACAGATCAGCCGCTGGGAGCGCGGAGAACAAGACCCATACCCGGCCAGCATTAGAAAAGCTGGCGCCGCGTTTGGCGTTGAACCCCCGGAGGAAATTATAGAGGCAGCGGAAGAAGCCGGCCGAAGCAGGCGCGTTAAAAAAGCGCCGCAAGTTCTAATCGCAGAACAGAAGGGAATAGACGTTCCCAATAAGGACAAAGAAAAGGCCTCCCGTTTTCAATACGACGGGAAGCCCCGGGAATTTTGCAAAAAGAACCGCTGTGAATGGATTGGCTCAGACGGGAAATGCCATCTTCCCTCTTGCCTGAATCTATAAATGCGGAATATCTCAAGGGCAAGCTGAGAAGGAGGAGAGATTAGGTGACAAACAAAGAATTGTCCCAGCTGTACTATTTAAATAAGGAAATCAAACAACTTGAAAGCAAATTGATGGAGTTAGAAACGACAGCCTACAAGGCAACTCCTAATCTTACCGGAATGCCGGGCAGCGGAAAATGCAGCGATAAGGTAGGACGATACGCGGCAGAAATTGCCGATTTAAAGGCGTTAATTAACCTCAACATTGAGAAGTGCTGGCATGAAAAAAGACGTCTTGAAAGGTATATACAGAGTATTGATGACAGCCTTATAAGGCAGATATTTCAACTGCGATATATTGAAGGAAAGAAATGGGAAGAAGTGGCGGACAAGATCAAAGGAGTTACGGCCGATTCAATCAAAAAGCAATGCTATAGGTATATCCGCCATTCTCAAAAAAATGTCCCATATGTCCCGAGAGAATATGATAAAATGGTATAGTAGAAATTTATAATAATAGCAGCGGGTGGGATTTCCCCGTCGCTTTTTAATTAGCCTTGTTTGGTTTTGCTGTTTGGCTTAATAGTGATGGTCAGTCTGTCAACTATCTCACTTTTTAGGGCCTTTTCAAGCATTTCCAGCAGGGCTTTTATTTGTTCCTCATTCAAGTTCTCACCTCCCTGCTCCGGTGTATTTCTCCTTTCTGTTTACTTGGAATTCCC